ATTAACTCATGTTAAAAACTTACTAGCTAAGATTGGTGTAAAACTAGGCGAACCTATTGATCCTAAACTATTGCTAGATCCTGCTATTTTAGAAAAACTAAAAAAATTAGAAGGACTTATCGACAAATGGTTAGAGTTGAAAAAATCTTCAGCACAACCTGCACCAGTTCAAGAGTCGTCGTTAGCCTATTACATTGTTGAAAGCGTAACCAAACAAGATTTAACAGAGAATGTTATTGTTAAAGATCTAATGGAGAATTATAATTACACCTTGCTCGAAGCGGCGGCAGCGGCTACTATGCAAGTTCCGGCGGCGCCGGCAACTGGTGTTTGGCAGTCACTTAAAGGCTTTGGCGGAAAAGTATTAAGCAAAGTAGCACTACCTGTTATGGTACTATGGGAAGCCTGGGACGCTTGGCAAGAAATTAAAGCTCTGCCAACAGACTTACCAGAAAGTCGCTACAAAGCAGAAGTTTCTAAAATTATTAGTCGGGTTGTTGCACAAGTTGGTTTATTCTGGGCCGGTGCTATTATCGGTGCGGCAATAGCAGGTGCTATTACTGGACCAGGTGCGATAGTCGGATTCGTAGCTGGTGGAGTTGGCGGACTAGCGGCAAGCTATGCTCTAGGTGATGATGTTAATTCAATTGTTGATGCTATTGTTGAAAAAGTGTATCAAGCTACACAACAAGGAAAACCACCAGCAGGATCAAAAGTACAAAATACCGGTAAAGCAGGCGGAAAAAAAGTTGCAAAAGCACAGCCTAGAAACTCAGATCCAGATGTAGCAGAATTACAAGCACAACTAAAAGCAGATGGATATAATCTAGGTACTACTGGCCCAGGCGGTGACGGTGTTGATGGTGTGTTAGGCAAGTTAACTATTACTGCTATACAACAAGATCTAATCAAAGCTGGCGCTGAAATCCAAGTTACTGGAATTATAGACGAACCTACTAAAGCCGCTATACAACAATACTACATGAGTGCTTAAGGAAATATCGATGAAAAATTTAAGAGATTATATTAACATTGTAGAAACAGACACATCAGTTTCCGAAGCTGCCAAAAAGAAAGCGGCAGATAAAGTATTTCAACAGATGGTTGGGCCAACTGCCGCACAAAGACTAGCCGCACAGTTACCGAGGGTAGCAAACATAAATGGTCAGACTTGGGAAAAAGTAGGTAATAACTATCTTAATAGACAAACAAATAAAGTTATAAGCACAGACGATTTTGTAAAATTACAAAAATCTTCTGGAACTGCTACAACATCAACTGCTACACCAAACGCAAACTATAGACAAGGTAATTACGGACAAACAACATATAACGCACCAACTGCTGTTCCAAGAACTAATACAACTGCTCCTAATACAACCACACCAAGAACTAATACATCACCTAATACAACTGCTCCTAATACAACCACACCAAAGGCAGGAGAAGCACCAAAACCTGGAACAACACCTAAAGCTGGTGAAGCACCTAAAGCTGGTGAAGCACCTAAACCTGGAACAACACCTAAAGCAAAACTATCACAACGGGGTGCTGTATTAAAAAGATTTGTGCAACGAAATCCAAAACTGGCGGCTGCACTTGGAATTGTTGCAGGAGTCGGGTTATACAAGGCAGGTAGTGCTATATCTGATTTAGTTTCTGGTGATGATGAAACAGATCAAAGTGGTAAGCCGGAAGTAACAGCACCTGTTAATCCACCGACAACTGGTCCTAATGTAGCACCTGCTCCAGCTCCAGCACCAGCTCCAGCACCTGCTCCAGCACCTGCTCAACCTTCAGAAGAAGATAAACTCAAAGCAGAGATCGATGCGTTATTTAAAGAACTTGATCCTATTAAAGATGCACCGGTTCCAGATGAATTAAAACGACTACGTGACAAGTATCAAGGCGGAGCAGGATCCGCAGATAATGCAAACACAGTTTCACAAAGCGGAAAACCAGAAGGAAAGGCAACTTCAAGCTCTAGCAGATTAAGAGATGTATATACCGGTACTGGATTACAAAATCGAGCAGAGCAAGACGCAAAAGCTGCCGAAAAAAAAAAGTAACAGCTAATAATCCTACTGCTAGTACTACCGCTAAAACTCCAGTACAACTGACTGCTAAAGAAAGATCTGACATAGATATGGCCTTTCAATATCCAAGTCTAGCAAAAGGCGAAGTTAAGAAAGCATATGATAATGCTACTCCAGAAAAACGTGCCGCAGTAAAAGCATATTTGGACAGTAAGGGGTACGATGCTAAAAAAACATTTGGTATAGATTTTTCAGCATAAACAAAACGGCAAATTTATTTTGCCGTTTTTTAATTCCTCTCTTGATTTATAAACATAAGTATAGTACAATAGGCATATTATTAAGGAGATTTAAATGGCTGGTCGCAATTACGGAGCAGAAGAAAAGGCTAAATTGGAACGTTTAATTAGTGAAGGTTCCACAGTACTACGTGAAATTGAAGATTTACAAGAAGGCTTAAAAGAAACAGTCAAGGCAGTTGCAGAAGAATTACAAGTAAAACCCAGCGTCATTAACAAGGCAATTAAAATCGCGCATAAAGGCGATTGGAGTGCTTATAATGAAGATTGGCAAGAAATTGAAGCTATCCTAGATATTACAAAACGTATCTAAGATCTGTTATAATATAAAGGCAAGGCAGGCCATAATCTGCCACAATAGGTATTTGCGAGCCATAAATCGCATAGGAGAAAAAGACTTTGAGTTATGTTGACGCATGGTTCGACCGTGATAATGATATTATCAAGATTGTCGAACGAAACAAAAAAGGCGAAAGAGAATTTAGAGATTTTCCAGTACGCCATACATTCTACGTAAAAGATCCTAAGGGCAAACATTCATCTATCTATGGTGACCCAGTAACTAGGATCGTTTGTAAAAATACCAAAGAACTTCGCAAAGAAATGGCCATTAACAGTGGCAAACAACTTTACGAAAGTGATATCAATCCAATCTTTGTCTGTTTAAGTGAAAACTTCCTTAACGCTGACGCACCTAAACTAAACGCCGCATTCTTCGATATTGAGGTAGACTTTGATCCAGAACGTGGTTACGCAAGTCCAGATGATGCGTTCATGCCAATTACTGCGATTGCAGTCCACTTACAATGGTTGGATACTATGATCTGTTTGGCTATACCTCCTAAAACTATGACTATGGAAGAAGCCAAGGAAGCAGTTAAAGAGTTTCCTAACACTATGTTGTTTGATAACGAAGCAGATTTACTTAATACATTCTTAGATCTAATTCAAGAAGCCGATGTAGTATCCGGTTGGAACTCAGAAGGATTTGATATTCCATATACGGTAAACCGTGTAACTAAAGTATTGTCAAAAGAAGATACACGCAGATTCTGTCTGTTTGATCAGTTTCCTCGAAAAAGAGAATATGAAAAATTTGGTAGACAGGCTGTAACATTTGATTTCGTTGGTCGAGTACATATGGACTATCTCGAACTTTATAGGAAATATACATATGAAGAAAGACACTCCTATCGATTGGATGCCATCGCGGAATACGAACTTGGTGAAAGAAAAACACAGTACGAAGGAACGTTGGACCAACTATACAACAATGACTTTAAAACATTTGTGGAATACAACAGACAAGACTGCGCTCTCTTGGACAGACTCGATAAAAAACTAAAGTTCTTAGATTTAGCCAACACGCTGGCACACGAAAACACAGTATTGTTACAAACAACAATGGGTGCTGTTGCTGTAACTGAACAGGCTATTATTAATGAAGCACATCGCAGAGGATTTGTTGTTCCTAATCGTCCTAAGATGGATGATCGAGAAGATACTGCGGCAGCAGGTGCGTATGTTGCTTATCCTAAAGAAGGACTACAAGACTGGGTTGGTTCGCTGGATATCAACAGTCTGTATCCGTCGGCTATTCGCGCCCTCAACATGGGTCCGGAAACTATCATAGGACAACTAAGACAAGACAAGACTAAAGACTTCATTGAAAGCCAAATGGCCAAGGGAAAATCATTTGCGGCGTCATGGGAAGGAAAATTCGGTTCTGAAGAATACGAAGCTGTAATGAATCAAGAAATTGGTACAGATATTACTATCGATTGGGAAGATGGTTCAAGCGAT